TTGGGCAACAGCGTCGTAGCATTTCAGCCGCAATTGTTCGTCGCCGATCTCGGCGCAGCTCGCCGAGGCTTGGCCTGCCCCGAAAAGGACCAAGCAGAATAGAGTTGCCCTGAATTGCATTAGTCTCACCCTTTCTTTCTCATGCGCTCAATCAGTTATCTCGTTATCCACAGCGAGCACCGACCGAAACTGTTGACGCGCATCCATCTCGCTGCGTAAGTTTTAGAACAAATACAGAACAATTGGGGGTGGTTAGATGTTTTCATCAATAATGTATTGGTCCTGCTCTCGACTTCGGCGCATCGGTGTAAACCTCAATTACTTACTTGATCCGATTCACTCTCTAAGGCTGATAATGCGTCAAAAAGGCGGTCCTGAACGTCACCAGGTAGCTGAGCAAAATCACCATGAATCATAAAATTCAGATCAATTCTGAACTCGCGATGCAGAAAGATCAAAACTGACCGCGTAGGATAGGCCAAGCCTTTTTCGGAATTGCTTATAGCTGCCTTTTTAACGCCGCCCGCCTCTCCAAGAGCCTCTTGGCTCAAGCCGCTAACCGATCGAGCGGCACGCAACCTAATTGCCGATGCGCCTTTGCTGGCGTCACCGGTCCGAGCTAGCCGTCTTTTATCCTCGTGATCCATGTGCAGAGTTTGCCCTAGGGTACACGGAAAGTGAACGTATCTATTTTTTGATGCTTGCGGGTACATGAAATATGTACTACGTTTTAGCTATGAGAAACATTTCAGACATATGTGACACCCTCGGGCGCAAGAACATGATTGAGGCTTTGCGAGTGAGCAAGGCCGCGATTGGAAACGCTGTGTCTGACGGAAAGTTTCCCGCCAGATGGTACGCGGTCATTTCCTCGATGTGTGCTGATGCAGGGATCGAGTGCCCTGAAAGCCTGTTTGGATTCATTCCGGCCCCAAGCACGTCTGACGAGATCGAGGCCAATTGCGCTTCGACCGAAAGAGGCGCTGCGTGATGCCGTGTTCTGTCCCATATCGGCACGCTGCGCCAGATCGGCCTTTCCTCCAAGGAAACGAGGTTGCCAATGGCTGACCTGCGCCGCCTGCTCAATTCCCAAATGTCAGCGCTGATCGACGGTCAGTATGGCTGTCTCGACGCCGCGGCGGAAACCATCAACGCCCGCACCGGTCAGAGCGTCAGCAAGGGCACGCTGTCCAAGCGGCTCTCTGGCCTTCACGGCTGGCCGGTGGATGACGTGATCGCGCTGGAGGATGCCAGCGGGCGCCACCCCGTCACGCGGCTCATGGCGCGGCGGCTCAACCCAGACGCCGCCACGGCGCGGGGGTCCATGCTTCTCCATGCCGGCGCGATTTCAAAAGAGGCAGGGGAAGCGGTCAACGCCATTCTCGCGGCTCAGCAGTCGCAGGCCGACCGGGACACGGCACAGGCCATCACCGAAATTGACGAGGCCATAGAGGCGCTGCGCCGGGCGCGGTCAGCGCTGGAGGTGGGTAAGTGACTGGCAGCCCCGCAAAATGGTCTGATTTCCTCGTAAGGGAAAAGGCAGTGAAGTCTCAAATGCGTCGATTGTGGCTCCAATCCTTGGCTGACAGATTTTCAACTCAGAGCGGCATGGCAGGCGCTGCGGGAATTTCCCGTTGTGAGTTGCGCCGTATCGCGGACGGGTGCGGCTTTAAATTGCCCATCGGCGTCCGAGGGTCTGGTCGGGTTTCGCCAGAGGCGATGCGCAGGCTCTCATCCAAGGGCATGACACTTGCTGAGGCCGCAGAAGCCTTATCCTGCAATCGCACTTACCTCTCACACAAGGCGAAGAAGGAAGGGATCGTTTTTACCCCAGCCAAAAAACGGGGGCGACCTCCGGAGCGGCCAGCCTGCACCTCTAAGCCTGAACCAAAGGCTCTCACAATGTATGAGGTGGCGAGAGCAGAGAACGCCCGCGCCCGCGCATCATGGGGGCTGGGCGCATGAATTACCACGTGCATGAATGGGCGGTCCAGCGCGAGACTGTCCACCTCCCTGACGCGAAAGCGTTGAAAGCAAAATCCGGCCTGACTGGTGGCACGTGTGGGGACGCTTCCCTGATCATAGACACCAAAGGCCGGGACGCGGGGATGGCCCACCAGACGGGCCGACATTCTAAACCGCTTTCTGAGCGGTGCTGTCTGGAGTTTGTCCGTCCATCCCGCGCGGATGGCGGCTGCCACCCGGAAGGGCGCAGGGCAGACAGCATCGCTCCGAGCGCGGCGCTCAGTAGTGCAGTGAAGGCCGCAGCGCCGACTGCTACCGCCCTACCGCTGGCGATGCAATTGCCCGCGCTCGACCTTCACAGGAGGGCGGCATGACCGGCTCCATAACGCGCGACGGCGATTACGCCGTGATCCGCATCCCCATGGACGAGGTTCACGCCCTGCGCGTGGCCCTGCATCCAGTGCCAGCGGGCGCGACGACATCAACAACAACGCAAAGCATTCGGGACCGGCTGGACAAAGCCTTGGCCCGCTTGGAATCACAGGGAGGCCGATAGGTGGCTGGTGTCAACAAGGTAATCATTCTCGGCAATCTGGGCCGCGACCCCGAGGTCCGGACCTTTCAGAACGGCGGCAAGGTCTGCAACCTTCGCATCGCCACGTCTGAGACATGGAAAGACAAAAACACGGGTGAACGCCGCGAGCGGACGGAATGGCACGCCGTGGCCGTCTTCTCCGAAGGTCTGGTGCGCGTGGCCGAGCAGTATCTGCGCAAAGGCTCCAAGGTCTATATCGAGGGCAAGCTGCAAACCCGCAAATGGCAGGATCAGTCGGGACAGGACAAATACAGCACAGAGATCGTGCTCCAAGGCTTTGACGCGTCTCTGGTGATGCTGGACGGGGCCAAGGGCAACTCAGGCAGCGGTTCAGACAATGGAGGGGGGCAGGGTGGCTATGACCAGTCGCCGGGGCCGGATCAAGGATCATATGGCGGCGGCGGACGCCCATCCAGCCGCGACATGGACGATGAGATTCCGTTCGCTCCGGAATGGAGGATGTGATGGGGCCCGAGTTTTTCATACGCCTTGGCTGGCCAGCGAAAGCGCTTTGGCCGAACAACCGCACAGACCGGCGCTCAGCAACTGCAAGCCGACAAGCTGCGAAGCTCGAGGGCTTTGCGGAGGCCCGGAGGGTTCGCGCAGCCATTCCCGCAGATGCTCATTTGGTCATCGAATTTTTCCCGCCAACAGAAGGTCGTCGTGACCTCGACAATCTCTTGGCCTCGATCAAGGCGCATCTGGACGGGATTGCCCAAGCGGCGGGCGTCGATGACGCGGGCTGGTCTTTCACTCTGCGAAAAGGCCCGGTCGTGAAGAATGGCGCGGTCGTTGTGCATGCGACGCAGGCCGACAAGTGGAAGGCCATCGGGGATTTGGCTCGGGAAATGGTCAAGGGGCAGGTCGCATGAGTAAACTCGGACATAACGAGCGGTCATACCGTCTGGACGTGCTGGCGGAGGAAGTCCGCAAGGGGCGGCAAAATGTCGAAAAGGGCGAGGAATTCACCATCGGTGGATGGCTTGCGATAGGGCACGCAATGAACGAAGCGCGCGCGCTTTTCCCCGGTGATCGAGAGTTCGGGCAGTGGATGTGCTCCGCCAAGTTGGCGGAGGGGATGCACGATCATGACCGCGCCGCCGCCATGTGGGCAGCCGCCAACGCGGATCAATTCGAGGAGGCCCGGCAGCGCGGCAACCCGCGCACGATCCGGGGTATTCATTCCAAGTGGAAAGAGATCGAGGCCGAACGCGAGGCGGAGCGGTTCGCCGAAGAACAGCGGCAGGCGGCAGAGGAACGCAAGGCTGCACAGGTCGAAGAAATCCCGAGCGAAAGAACCAATCGCGAAGATGGCGCTATTGGGCGCGAAGGCTACGCGCCGGACGGTTCGAGTAGGCTATCAGCCGGGCGGACGGCTGACCCTAGCGATACGGGGGAAACGGTCGAAGAGGGTGATAAGCCCGCAGCCTGTGAAGGCCCGGCACCTGAACAAGAGGCCGCGCCCGATCCGCACGCCAAGCTGCGCCGCGAATTCCGGTCTCTCACACCAGAGGCTCAAGAGGATGATTGGATAGGGCTGCGCTCTGACGTCGATGATCTGCGCAAGCGGACGAAATCTCAGACCAGTCTCATTGCAGACCTCAAGCGGGAATTGAAGGAACTCACTGGCGACGACAAGACCGAGGTCATCCGTCGCCTGCAAGCCGCAGTGAAAAACGAGGCCAACGCCAAGTGGAAGGCGCTCGAGGATCGGGACGCTTATCACCGTCAGGTCCACGCCCTGAAAAAGCGGGTCGATGAACTGGAAAAGATCGGGGTGGCCTACTGATGTCCATCCTCGCCAGAATCCGGGCCCATGGTGGCGATGTGATCCGCGACGAGTGGCGCATGTCTCTGCGCCCCGGCCGCCTGTCACCGGACGCGCTGGCGTGGCTGAAAAAGCCTGAGGTTCGCGCGGCGGTGCATGAGGAGGTTTTCCCCCAAGTCGGCGACTGGTCGGAACGCGCCGCCCTCCGCGAATTTGATGGCGGGCAGGACCGGGCAACCGCAGAGCGCGAGGCTTACAGGGAGGTCACGGCAAGATGCTGAATTTCACCCCACCGAAAGAAATCCAGTTGCGCGACTATCAGGCCGAGGCAATCGAGGGCCTGCGCAACGGCGTGCGCGCCGGGAAAAAGAAGCAAATTCTTTGCGCCGGCACTGGGGCGGGCAAGACCGTTATGGCGGCAAGCCTGTTGAAAGAGGCGAACCGCAAAGGCAGCTACGCGCTATTTCTTGTCGATCGTGTGGCACTGGTGAACCAGACCAGCGAAACCATGGACAATTACGGCATCCCGCATGGCGTAGTGCAAGGGATCAACGACCGATACATGCCGCGCGAAAATGTGCAGGTTTGCAGCATCCAGACCCTTGCGCGCAGGTCATTGCCACGCCGCCCTGATCTGATCGTCTATGACGAATGTCATGCGCAATATCGCTCGACGCTGGACTATATCCGCAGCAATCCCGACGCGGTGGTTGTGGGGCTCACGGCAACGCCTTTCACGAAGGGCATGGGCGAATTTTGGGAAGGCGTGGTGAACGTCATCCCGACGCGCCAGCTGATCAATGGCGGGCACCTGATTGAGCCGAAAATCTACGTGGCCAAGTCCCCGCAGGACGCGGAACTCGGGCTGAACAGCTACGGGGAATTTTCCGACGCAAGCGCCACAACGGCGGGCATTCAGATCATTGGCGATGTTGTGGCCGAATGGGTGGACAAGACGCAGCAGCATTTTGGCGGGCCGGTCAAGACAATCGTTTTCAGCCCCACGGTGGAGCATGGGCGCGAACTCTGCGCGGCGTTTGCCTCCGCCGGGTTTAATTTCCAGCAGGTATCATACCTGGACAAGAGCGACGAGGAACGCGCCGCCAAGATCGAAGAGTTCCGCCGTGCCGACAGCGCCATTCATGGGCTGGTCTCATGCGGTGTTCTCACAAAAGGGTTCGACGTTCCCGATGTTAAATGCGGCATATCTTGCAAGCCCTACCGCAAGAGCCTGTCCAGTCACATGCAGGAGATCGGGCGCGTAATGCGCATCCACCCTGACAAGGATATGGCTCTTTGGCTCGATCACAGCGGCAATATCGAGCGGTTCGCGCTGGATATGTTCGACGTCTGGGAAAACGGCGCCGGTGAACTGGACGCATCCACCAAGCAGGACAGCAAGGCCCGCGAGCGCAACGAACAGGTTCGCGAAAAGGTCGTTTGCCCGGAGTGCAGCGGGGGCATGCGCGGGCCGACATGCACCGCCTGCGGATGGGAGCGCGCTGCACGATCAGGAATCCATGCGGTCGAAGGCGAGATGCATGAATTCAGCATGCCGGACGCAATGCAACCGCGCGCCGGTCTGAGGGCTGAGGTTCTCAAGGAGCCACGCAAGGTATGGGAGGGCTGTCTGGCCTTCACCATGGAACGCAGCCGCAAGGGCGAGGAACACGCCCGCAAGTGGGCCTATGGCATCTGGCGCGGCGTGTATCCAAGCGCCAAGCTGCCCTTTGGTTGGTTCGACGCACCGCGTCCCGTGGCTCCAGATATGGCGGCTTATGCGCTCGCACAGCGTGAGACAGAGCGTTTCCGCAAGAACAACAATCGGGGGGCGGCATGACGGTTCAGCGCCCCATATCCTCGCCGGTCAGCGCGCAGGATGCCGCCACATGGGCTGCGTGCCAGCGGGCACTGATGGCTGCTGTCGCGGCGGCTGAGCGAATGCCCGAAGGCCAGAGGATGCTTGGCGAGGCGCTGTGCGGGATGCTCGAGACCGTGGGGGCTGGTTCGCCCCCCTTGGACGGGTTCGCAGGCGTCCGCGACGATGCACGGTTCTGGGCTGACATCGCCACGCCGGTTGAATTGGAGGCCTACGTGGGGGCAGGGCTGCGCCGGATCGAGCGTGCCACCTTCGCGGAGCAGGCGCGCAAGCGGATATTCATGGCCCTCTGGCGCAGCTTCACGGCGCGGCAACAGGCCGATTTCATCAAGGCCATGACGGCCAAGGAGGGTTGAGAAATGGGCGACCCCGCGCGCCAGAGCAACGCGGGGCCATGCTGGAAGGTGGGTTGTGACAGACCGTGGCACCAGCAGGGAAAGCCTACCATGGGGCGGGATCGAAGGCAAAGCGCAGTCCGAAAGACCGAAGCGTGATCCCCGGCACAGTTGCAGAAGTGCCGAAAAGTAGCGGTCAACGATTTGGGGCAGGCAGCGGCCACCAGATCGACCAAAGCGGCGGCTTGGCAGTGTCAGGCAAGATCGCGAGGGTATCGGGACAAGCCGGGCAGAAATGCCGGGGCTTGTCGTCCTATACCTTCAACCCCACCCCACCCACCCCCC